TCCATTTGCCGCTATCTACCTGACAGGTTTGTATTTCAAATCTATTCTTTGAGTTGTCTTTGAACTCAATAGCACGATGTGGGTTGAGACAAACATCATTGATGTTATATTCAAACTCACCACATCGATGTACAACTTCGTTGCTGGAATGAGTGCTTATCCATAGCGACCATTCTTCCCAAGTCATTTTCTGACCTGTGCAAACGCATTCGTGGAAAATATCTTTATCTTTCATCTCTTTTTCATTTAATAAAGCACATCCAAATCGTGTGATTGCCTTTACCTGATGTATGTCCGAACAGTGGTTGTTTCCCAATAATTTCAATTATCTTATCCGTTGGTATCTGCTGTTCGCTCCACTTGAATATCAAAGTTCCGTTAGGCTTCAAAACACGCATACATTCGTCAAATCCCTGTTTGATGTCATCTTCCCATGTAGGGAAAAGTCTGCCGTACTTTTTTGCAAGCCAAGATGATTTACCGAGTTTAATCAAGTGTGGAGGGTCAAAAAGCACTTGATAGAAACTTTCATCTTCAAAAGGCATCTTCCGAAAGTCTCCTACAATATCGGGCTTTACCTCTAATGTCCGCCCATCGCAAAGCGTGTCGGTTTCCTGTCGAATATCCATATACACGCCTTCGGGGTTGTGTTTGTCAAACCAACACATACGGCTTCCGCAACAGGCATCTAAAATTCTCTTTTCCATTGTTTTACGACTTTATGAATTTGTCTAATATTCCTTGCTCTCTGCACATTTCTAATGCTTCCATGAAATAGAAAAGGGCATTGTGTAATGCGTGTAAACCACTTGTGCCTCTGCGCCACATTTCTGTTATCCAATCCTCTTTCGTCATAGAGGTTGAAACGCCATATTTAGTTAGCACTTTGTTTATTTCGGCACATTCCTCGTAAGCCTCGTTCGTCTGGAACACATTGCGAACACAGATGAGGATAAAGCCTCCGTAGTCAAGTAGTATTTTCTCGAACACTCCCATATCCAAATCATTTATTCCCAATCAAACCTGTTCCATGCAAAACGCTTACGGTGTTGCAAGTAATTCAAATCCTCTTGATGGCTATATGCTTCTACCTCAAAAGAGATATTGCGGTAAGCCTTATGCCAATTCATAAACCATAATAGCGCAAGGATAAACTCAAAGGCGTACAGGATATAAAACCCAATGAATAGCAGTTCTTTTTCCTGTGCATAATGGATGCACTCGTGATTATATGCTACTGCCGTGAAGCGGTCTTTTGCTTCCGATCTTACCACAATCCATTTCAAAAGCGTAATCGCCATGTACGGACGTGGTGGAAAGTATTTTGAATAGATAATTTTCATCTTTGGTAAATTCTTGTGTATGTTGCGGTCTTGCCGCTTAATTCGTTAGTGCTATCAACTTTCAATCGCAGGCTGTCACGCTGCCATTCGGCGGTTGTGATCCTCGTTTTCATTTCCATGTACGAAATCGCCCATCCAAGGCAGATTACGGCGGATATTACAACGAGCGTTGTGCGTGGATGCCTGTCAAACACCCTTTTTTACCGCTTTTCCGCCCCATACGGCGCACGAAACAACTCCAACGGGTTGCACCAACACAAGGTAATTAAACCCCGTAGAAACGCAAATAAACCACGTTTTACCATTTTGCCGTATTCGGCAGGTTTATGTATTATCTTCATATCGATTATTTCTTTTCGTTCAACTTAACCTCGGCGGAAATCTTTTCGCTTAGGTCTGCCATTAAGCACATGAACCCAATCTTGATACCGTCATACTCAAATTCCGTCATTCCGTAAGGCGTGTTTGCCGTTACGTTCACGGTGTCCGCACCGAGAATCTTCAAAGCCTCGGCAACTATCTGCAACACGTCGTGATGGAATAAAGCCGCTCCAATTTGGATTATTGCATTCTCGTCGGGTACTTTCTTACCCGTCTTGGTTTCCTTTTCATGTCTAATCACACCGTCGCCACCACATATCGGGCAATCGAAATTATGGCAATGCGTTTTCATCTTGCCATCGGTGTACTCCCATTCTACCAAGCCTGTACCGTCGCATTCCTCGCACTTTTCTTCGTATTCTTCCGTTTCGACTTCATCTACCAACGAACACGCCCCCAATGCTTGTTTGATTGCGGCAAGTGTGCAGGACTTGAAACACGGATGCTCGACCGTAGGCAACTTTAACCGCTCGCAGCCGTCCGTCGGCTCGTATTGCTTATTGAGCCTTTCGGGTGGTATGCGGATTATCACATACCCATCGGTTGCCCATACTTCGTTGTAGGTCGGGTGCAGGAATGGGATTGACATGAATTCACGAACAAGGTCAAAGCCCGTAAACAGATCCAAAAGTTTATCCTCGTTCTTAATTTTCTTGTTTGATGTTTCCATAGTGCGTTGAAATTTTGTTTATTTGCCCATTCTTTTGCGTTTTGGCGGCGTTTTATTGTTTTCGTGACAACTTTATTGCCTTTGAATTTTAAGCCGCTTAGAACGCCTTATTTTCGATAAGTAGGATTTTTGAATATCACAACCTCCAGCATTTCGTTGAAACGGTCGGCAATTCTATCGCCGTATTTCGTCCGCACTTGCTTGCCAGTTAGATTGGTCGTAATGAACGTGAATAGCTGGTTGTTGTAGCGGTATTCCAGCAAGTCGATAATCGGGCTTGATACGTTGCCGTAATCCATCACCTCGGTTGCCTCACGCCCCATGTCCTCGATACCCAACATGTCGGCATTGCGTACCGCCGTCCGTGTGCTATCGGCTTTCATCGTTGTTGCCACGTCCTTTGCGTCAATAATGCGTATTCCCGTCTTTTCCTCGAAGTAACTGTTTGCGTTGAGGTAGTTTAAGGCGTTTTGGAATGCGCATAGGAGCGTCGTCTTGCCGTTGCCGCACGTTCCGCATAGCATAATACCAAACTTTGGGTTGTCCTTTGTGAAACATTCTGCAACACTTTTGATATTCTTCCTTGTAGCTTCATCGTCGATATAGCTGCCATGTCTGAATTTGACTTCTGCCTGATATGCAGCGGTTAGGAGGTCATTTGCCTGTTCTGTGGTCATCGGTAGCCTAAAACGTGGTCGTATAGTTTTCCGCCTTGCTAACAGTTCCCTCAAATCCTTTACGTTGAACCTTTGATTTTTCTCGATTATTTTCATCTTGTTTTATTTTTAATTGTATTCGCAGCCAATCGTTAAAATGCTGCTTTGCATCCGATAAGTTGTTGTGAACCTTACCTCGACATTCTGCATCCAAATCGAAATCATCAATCCACTGCATTAAGTCATCTTTTGATACCTTATGCCGCATGCGCATCAATTCGCACCAACTTTCGTCGTTCTTTAATTCGCTTATGAATTTTCCCTCGCATGCGTACGCGCGCTCGTCGTTGGAGATATTCTTATTGTTCTTTATATTCTTAGAGGTTGTGCAGTCTGTTGTGCAGTCTG